AATTCAAGCGCCGCTATGACCGGGTCACGCGGGTTGAAATCAGCAGGAAAGAAACTCATCGCGTGAGAACCTCACGGAATTGAAGGCGCGGGGTGCTGACACGGCCAGAACCGTAAGATGGATTACCCATCCCCTCCTCAACTGCCTCAAATCGGCCAACACCTTGCAGGTTGACTGTATCACCAGCGTAGATTGTCGATCTCAGCGGCATCTGCACGCCGATGTCATAGGTTCCCGCGCTAACTTCCTGCACCCAGGACACCTCAAAAGGCCAATCGTCATGGCTCATGATCTGGCCTTGTTTGGGAGCAACAGTCGGGCTACTCACCCTGACTTTTTCCGCCCCCGCATCGGCTCGTGTCACTGCCTCACATACCGGGTTGAACGTGAAACCCTTGTCGTTGTCGAATAGATTGCCGTCCGAGTATGTCAGCCCGTCCGCAGGAACTGTCCCGGCCTCAGAAAGCGCAAATCCGACAGGATCGCACATCGGCACACGATAGATGCCCACCCTGCCCTGTGCCGACCCTCTTATCGCCTTCCATTGGCCGATTAGAGCGCCCCTGAGATAAATCTGAGGCGAACCCACCCAACGCGGAAAGGCGTTCACCACCGTTTGCGTGACACCACTCGTCCGATCAGATGGGGGCTGTCCCCGCCAGTCGATATCCCAATCGAAATTTGTTGCCCGCAAGAAGCCTTGAGGGACAGTGATGATCGGTCTTTCCATCCGTCACCCACTCCGTGCCAAGTGATTATCAAGCACATCGCCGGTATTGCGCTCTACTGTCGCCATACCTGCCTGAGTTATGCGAACCGACTGGTTCGCTGACTGCTGCAGTATTCTGGCTTCAAGACCCGGGCCAAGCTCGACCATGACATGAGATGTGCCGCCGCCTGTGCCCTCTGCCCGAACGCCGAGTTTTCCGTTGATGCGAGTGAGAGGTAGGATTGCTTCCGGCCCCGCCTCGCCCATCAAGCCCGTGCCGCCACGCATCGGGAACAGCGTGGGGGAGCTGACAACTCCACCCGTGGCGAATGGGGTCACCCTGCCACCTTGGAATGCGTTGCCGTTGGCGTTACCGAAGAGATTGCCGAACAAGCCTCCGAATCCGATTGAACTGAAGGCGGATTGTGCCGCCAAGCGAGCAAGATCCGACAGGAGACTTGCCGCAACCTCGCGCGCGCTACCAGCGCCGGTGACAAAGTTCGTGAAGGCGCTCTCGAAACTTGATTCCATTACCTTCGCAGCATCGGAAATCTTGTTCATGCTCTCATCGAGCGCAGCGACCGCTTTGTCTCTGATTTCTGATGTCACCAATTGCGGGAAGCGCCGGTGCAGGTCTTCGATGCGCTCAAGTTCGTCAGCGTATTTTTCTGCCTCGGTGCGCGTACTCTTAATCAGCGCCTCAGCCTCTCTTAGGCCGGGATCAACTCGCGACCGACCGCCCGATCTGCGTTTCTTGGATTTCTTGTCAGAAATAAGAACAGGCGGAAGAAGTGCACCTCCGGTTATGCCTTGGTCACGCAGGGAAACCCCGGTTTCCTGATTATCAACAACATTGCGCACCAATTCGGTTGTACGAGACACGGCGGCAAATGCTGCGCCCGCCGCCGATGCAACGTTTGCCAGAACCGCAT